GAGCAGCTGCGTGATCGGCGCCGACGAGCAACGCACCAGCGTGCTGCAGAAGCTCGAGGCTGCGTGCGGCGGCCGAACCATCCGTGTCGGTGGGCGCTGGATGTTCCAGGCTGGGGCCTATTACGGCCCCTTCGACTTCGAAGTCACCGAGGACATGGTGGTCGGCACTATCACCGGCAGCACCGAGCCGACCAACGACGCAGCGATTAACACCGTACGCGGTACGTTCATCGACACTGCCCAGTCGTGGACGGAAACCGACTACCCCGAGGTGAGCATTGCTCAATGGGTTGTCGAGGACGGCGGCGAGGCGGCGGAAACCCTGTCATTCTCCTACGTGACCGATGCCTATCAGGCCCAGCGCCTGGCCAACATCGAGCTGCGCCGGCGGCGTGCGGGCGGCACCATCAGCGTGCCGATGAACTTCCTCGGCTACAACTGCCGCCCCGGCCGCGCCGTTCGCGTGAATCTGCCGTCGCTGAACATCCTGGGCGAGTTCATCGTCACCAACTGGAGCATGGGGGCGGACCAAGGGTGCACCGCGCAGCTGCAGCAGTATGAAGCTGCCCAGTTCGACGATGCGGTGGGGCAGCCGTACAACCCGATCGGCTTCATCAGCATGCCGGCCGGGGGGCTGGGCAGCCCTACCAATGTGGCCTGGACACCTGCCGAAACGGCAGAGGTGAGCCAGGGTGTGTTGAGCTGGGTGCAGCCTGCCGGGATCGTCACCGGCTACGCCGTAACCGTCCGGCAGGGCGGAACCGCAGTGCAGGCCCAGCAGGTGCCCGAGACCACACTGCAGCTGCCTATTGCGGGCTTGCCGTCCGGCAATTACACCATGAGCGTGGCCGCCCTGGGCCCGCTGACCCGCTCCGGCGAGGCCAGCATTACGGTCAGCATCGACGGCCCGCCCATCCCTGAGTCGTGCGTGGTGCAGGCCACCATCGACACCATCACGCTGATCCCGGGCAATACGCTGCATGGCCTGAACGGTGGTACCTACGAGTACTTCTTTTCCACCAATCCCCAGGCCACGCAGGGCGAGTACCTTGGCCAGGGCCTGACCCTGACCCATACCGGCCTGGCTTTCGCCACCAACTACGCCTACTTCGTGCGCTCCAAGAACGCCTACGGCGTCAGCGCCTTCCTGAAGGTGGTGGCCTCGACGTCGACTGACGTGACGAACATGCTCGATGCGTTGAAGGACAAGATCGAGAACGGCCAGCTTGCTCCAGCAATGCGGGAAAAGATCGCGCTGATCGACGGGCCGCCCAGCCTGCCGGGGTCAGTCAATGACCGGCTTCAGCAGCTGGACGAGCAGGTTCGCGAGGTCACCGACAACCTGCAGGAGCAGATCGAGGTCATAGCCGACCTGGCGGACTCGATGCCGTACGACCCGGACAAGGCCTATGTTTCGAGCCAGGCCGTGCTTGGAGAAGATGGCAAGCTGTACCAGGCAAAGCAGAACGTGCCGGCCGGAAACCCGCCGCCGAACGCCACCTACTGGACCGACATCGGCCAAGCGGTGCAAACGGCGAACGGCCTGGCTGCCCGAGTGACCACGGTCGAGACGAACGTCACCGAGCAGGAGGGCAAGCTGACAGCTCAGGCCGAGCGGATCGACGGCGTGCAGTCCAGCCTGACCATCACCAACCAGAATGTCACCGCTGCCCAGCAAGCCGCAAACGCCGCCAACACGTTGGCCGGCGGCAAGGGCAAGGTGATCATTCAGTCGGCTGCACCTGCTACCGCTGACCGGCTGGCGCAAAACCTATGGATCGATACCACCGGCAACGCCAACACCCCAAAACGCTGGAGCGGTTCGGCGTGGGTTGCAGTGACCGACAAGGCTGCAACGGATGCGGCTGCGGCCGCGGCCTCAGCACTGGCGCTGGCGCAGACCAAGGCTGATGCATCCGTTGTCGATTCGATATCGTCCAAGGTTACCCAGCAGGGCGACACCATCACCTCGCAGGGCCAGGCGCTCACCGGCTTGTCGAACAGCCTGACCACGACCAACCAGAACGTCACTGCTGCTCAGCAGGCCGCCCAGGCGGCGGCGGATGCGGCAGGCGCCAAGGGCAAGGTGCTGTACCAGTCGACCGCGCCGGCGGTGGCCGACCGCCTGACTCAAAACCTTTGGATCGACACCACGGGTAATGCCAACACGCCCAAGCGGTGGAGCGGCAGCGCCTGGGTGGCCGTGACGGACAAGGTGGCCACGGATGCGGCTGCAGCTGCGGCCAGCGCGCTCACCCAAGTGGCGAGCAAGGCCGATGCCTCCACAGTCCAGGACCTGAGCAATACGGTAAGCCAGCAGGGATCGACAATCACGGCACAAGGAAGTGAGATCACCAACATCAAGGCATCGGTTGGCGTCTTGTCCGCTGAGAACCTTCTGTTCAACCCGACATTCGCGGATGGCCCGGTGTTCTCTGGTTCTCCAGGATTCAGCGTGCTGGCGCGCAATGATGCGTCTGTGCCTGCAGGGGCGCCTTCGCCCCGGGTAGTGAAATGGCCTGTGGCAACAGCTACCGGCAACACCTACCTGGGCTTCCAGAGCGCCCTGAATGTCCGGCCTCCCGAGAATGCGGTGACCTCACAAATCTCGGTTGCGGCCGGCGAGGTCTATGACTTCGAGTTGTATGCCTACAGCTCGGTGGCGCGTCAGCACGGGTTGTGGATTCAGTTCTACGACCTTGAAGGAGCCAGCGTCGGTCATAACTGGGTGGTGGCAGCGGGGGATGGGGTTCGCCTCACGACTGTGGGACAAACCTGGACGAAGCTGACGGGGCAGGCCACGGTGCCGGCTGGTTGCGTACGAATGGCGATGACCTTCCGCGTGTCGGCAGGCGATGCCAGCGATGTGTTTCTGTCCTCGCCGACTGCCCGCAAGCGCGCCGGCCAGGACAATGCTCAGGCGAGCGCGCTGCAATCCGTCGACGCTCGGGTTTCCGCAACGGAGGGAGCGGTCTCCAGCCAAGGGTCTGCCATCACCCAGCTGAACAACGCTGTCGCAGGCAAGGCGGACAACAGCGCGCTGCAGGCGCTGCAGAGCACCGTGACGCAGCAGGGCACCACGCTGACGTCCCAGGGCCAGGCAGTCACCCAGCTGCAGAGCACCATCGGCGGAATCGGTGGCAGTGGGTCGAACCTATTGGCGGACGATTACAGCTGGCTGACGTCGACCACCTTGCCTGCCATTTCCGTTAACTCCGGTACCGCCAGGGAGGGCGCAGCAGTAGCAGCGGCTGACTCGGGGTTCGGTATCTCGGTGTTTTCCGACGGTATCGCGGGCTCATGGGTGATGCTTTGCCCTACCAACAACCTGGCGGGGTGGAACGTGTCCATTGAGCCAGGCGTGTACTTGGTATCGATGTTTGTGATCGCTTCGGCCGCAGGTCAGATGGACATTTCCCTGTACAACGGCAGTCATCGACTGTCAGCGCGGCAAACGCAGCCGATGACCAGGACCCGTATGGTGTTCCCGATAACGGTCACCGACAGCGCCAGAGTCGGCATAACGGTGTATTTCAACAGGTCAGGCCTGGCGAACCACTCAGTCGTCATCGACTCGGTCATGATCGAAAAGCGGGTAGGCGAGAGCAATACGCCTTCGCCTTTCGTGGCCGGACCATCGGCTCGGGCAGTAAGTGGCCAGGCCACGGCCATCAGCCAGCTGAATACCGCCGTGACGCAACAGGGAACCGCGATCACTGCTCAGGCGAACCGGATCGACGGCCTTTATGTCCAGGTGAACCCGGAAATGGAAGGTGATGCGACCGGCCTGGCAGGCGCTACCGGCAGCTTTGTCGGGGTCTGGACGGAGCAGTCCGCCCGGATCGAAGGCGGCATAGCAACTGGTAGGCGGGTTGACACCGTGCAGTCCCAAGTCGAGGTCGTGCAAGGCCAGGTTGATGGTGTGCAAGGCCAGGTTGATGGGGTTCAAAGCTCGGTGCAGATCGTCAGCGCGACTGTCCAGCAGGTCTCTGAGACGGTTGCCGGGGTGGATGGACGGGTTTCGGCCATGACGACCATCAAGGCAGAGACCATCTCGGGCGGCCGGCGGGTAATGGCCGGTCTGGCGCTGGGGAGCGATGGGCAAACCGCCGAGATCCTGGCCTATGCCCAGCGCTTCGCCATTGTTGACGAGTCGTCTGGCCAGGTAACCCTCCCGTTCGTTGTTTCCAATGGGCAGGTGTTCATCAACCAAGCGGTGATCAATAAGGCGTTCATCCAGGATCTGGTGCTGGGCATGACGCTGAAGTCGCAGGCGGTCAACGCTCAGGGCTTGCCGCTTATTGAAATCAACCTAGTTACCGGATCGTTCACTGTGCGTGGCCAAGACGCCAACGGCTCGACGCTGATCAACAATGGCGGCGTGTACGTCTACGACCTCAATAACATTGAGCGCACTGGGGTGGGGAGAATGACCTAATGGCAGTTCAGTATGGGCTCCGGACGCGAGATGCGTCTGGGGCGATAACTTTCGACACCACAATTACCCCGATCCGCTCGCTCAAGATGATGCAGGTAACTGGCAATAATGCCCTTGACCAGTACATCGCCATACCCGAAATACAGGCAGCGTCCTTCGTAGTTGTGGACTCCCTTTTTGATGGCGGGGATTCCGGTTCGTACAGTCCGCAGGCTTGGTATTCGCAGGGCCAGCTGCAGCTCCGACGTCCGTTTAATCAGCAGTGGCAGGTGATGATTCTGTCGCAAGGCGGAGAGCCTTTTGCAGCGACCGGCAGTTACGGGATACGCGCGAACAATAACAACATTCGCACCCAGATTGATGCGGTAAACAGAGTGCTTACGGTCAGGTACAACGGCGCATTGAACCTTGGCCTGCAAGGACCGGGATCTGGAAACTTTATCCAGTGGGGGCAAGTCGCATTTTCGGCGCCAGTTACCACGTATGAGCGGCCATTGATCTTCTTCAACGCCGCTGACTACATGATGATTGGCAGCTTGCGCATCATGGGATCGCCTGGCAACTGGACTGGTTTTCGTATCAGGGCCTATCCATCAACACAGGCCCACGGGAACATCGCAAATTATCCGATGGCTATTAAGTGGTTCTGCGCGAGCTATATGGCGCCCAACACGCCGGCTGGGGATTATGGGATTTCCATCAGGGATGCAGCTGGAAATCGCCTGTTCGTCACATCGGCCAACTTGTCTCTGCTCAACAGCCAACCCGCGATCAACGCGTTCTACACGGCAGGCACGCCGATCACGGGGACGGGTTACTACGCTTCACCGTCGCAGATGGCGTGGACCGGTAGCTATGAGGACTACGTGCTCGGCAACGCTCTGTTTTCCAGCACAAACGTAGGCCAGACAACGCAGCAGGTGAGGCCGAACTTCGGTGGATTCCTATCCGGCAACCGAAGCGTTCTGCAGATGTACTGCGAGAATCACGATGGTATCAACCCCGCCAGCGTCAATGGTCGAACGCTCTTCGCATCTCGTCCCATGAAGCCTCTTTAAGGAACAACCAATGGCAAAGCAAGTCATCAATCTCGGGTCGTCCCCAACAGGTGCTGGCGGCGACGACCGGCGATCTGCCTGGGTGAAGGCCAAGGCAAATTTCACGGAGTTATACAACTGGGTAGCCAACGTCTCGCAGGGGGATGACGTAGCCACTGCGCTGCCGGCTGCACTGCCAGTTGCCAGGGGCGGAACGGGCGGCACTACCCCGGCCGCCGCGCGCAGTGGCCTGGGCCTTGGCAGTGCCGCAACCCTTAACGCCGGCTTAGCGAGTGGCAACCTCCTGCAGCACGGCGCATTCGGGCTCGGCTCCACAGCTCTCCCCCTTGCCGCCACCATGAACGTATACGCGTCCGGCTTCTACTCCATACAAGATCCAGAAACCCAGTATGTGGCGAACACAGGGGTCACGAGTGGATCGATGATCGCGATGGGATTCCCTTTCCAGACGACCTACGGCTCTCAACTCTGGATGGGCTTCAACGGAAAGATCGGATTCCGTTCTGGAAACTACTCAAACGCGCCGTTTTATACGATTTATCACACCGGCAATACCACCCGAGCCGCTGACGGCACATTGAAGGCGATCTGAGCATGACAAGAGCAGCAATCAATATTCTCGGTGACGGTTCGATCATCGACATCACGTCGCTCGGCAAGGCCGATATCACCGTCGATCACCCCGGCCCAGGCCAGTACCTGATTGCCGGGACCCTCGGTATGTGCCCGCCGCCGGAGGGCTGGGGGTACGTGATCAACCAGATGGACGCCGGTGCTTCCGTGGCTACCAGCTTCGCCGACGGCGTGCTGCTGGTGAGCGTCGCCAAGGATGGTGAGCCGGCGGACTTGCTGCACAGCATCACTTTGCACGTGGCTGTGGAGGAGCTGCCAACGCCAGAGCCACCCGAGCCGGTGCCGGCGGATCCGCTGCAGCAGGCGCATGAGGAAGCGGCCCGGCTGCGTGCGATCGCCGATACCGCCATTGCTCCACTGCAGGACGCAGTCGACCTCGAAGAGGCGACCGAACTGGAGGCGGCCCTGTTGAAGGAATGGAAGCGCTTCCGCGTGACGTTGAACCGCCTGCCGGATCAGGAGGGCTACCCCAACGACATCACCTGGCCTGCGCTGCCCGCCTGATCCGCACCAAACCTACCGACCGCCGCCTGGCGGTATTTTTTTGCCTGGAGAAAAGCCATGCCCTTCATCGTTATCAACCGCACCAACGCTCTGGACCCGATCCGCACAGTTGAATATGCCACTGAGGCTGAGGCAGATACCGCAGCCCGGGAGCTGCTGAAAAGTCAGCCGGGCGCCGAGGTGCTGACCGCGCAGCTGATCAAGCGCTACTCGGCCCAGGTCCGCGTAACTGCCCAGGAGGCGGCAGACATCGAGCCCGACGCGCCGGCAGAGGAGGCTGCCCAATGAGCACTCCACGCGGCGTACGCAATCGCAACCCCGGCAACATCGATTTCAACCCGCGCAACGACTGGCAGGGCCAGATTGGCAAAGAACCTGGTGGCCGCTTCGCCATCTTCGACACCCCCGAGAACGGTATCCGCGCGCTGGGCAAGCTGCTGATCAACTACCGGGGGAAGGACGGTATGCCAGGCGTGGGCGGGAAGGGCATCGACACCGTGCTCGAGACCATCAACCGCTGGGCGCCGAGCAACGAGAACGACACCCAGGCCTACGCCGGCGCCGTGGCCAAGCGGATCGGCGTGCGCACCACTGACCCGATCAACATCAAGGACCTGGCCACGCTGCGCGGGATGGTGGTCAGCATCATCATCCACGAGAACGGCGGCAATCCTTATCCGCCGGCGATCATTGATGAAGGTGTGCGGAGGGCGCTGGCATGACGATCAAGACGATCGGCCGCTGCCTGGGTCAGGCTGAGGATGGTTCGCTGTGGTTCTTCTGCAGCGGGTGCAAACTTCCGCACAGCCTGAACGTAGGAGCGGGTTCCGGGCCTCGGTGGGGGTACAACGGCAACGCCGAAGCTCCCACCTTTACGCCGTCCGTTTTGAGCCGCTACCGGATGGGCAGCAGGGAAACGGTCTGCCATTCCTTCGTCACCGATGGTCGCATCCAGTACCTGAGCGACAGCACCCATCCACTTGCTGGCCAGACGGTAGACCTGCCTGACTGGGAGGAAGCATGGAACAACTGGTAGCAAAATACGGCGTGCCCCTTCGCTGCATTGCCCTGGTGCTGATGTTGGCGTCCTACTTCGGTGTCTACCAGCATGGCCGGTCGGTAGAAAGGGCGGAGGCCTCCGCCGCTTCGGCAGAACGAGACAGCGGCGACCGTCTAGCCGAGGTGATCGGCGAGCGCGGCGCCCGCCAGGAAGAACAACGACGCGCCCAGGCGCAGGAGGAGGCGCGAGCCCATGCACAAGAAGAACGAACGATTGCTGATACTGGCGCTGCTGGCGCCGATGCTGCTGGCCAGCGGCTGCGCGACGAAGCAGGAAAGCTCGCCGCCACCATCAGTTGCCCCGGCACGGATACCGCCGCTGTCGCCCGAGGCCAGGCAGCCACCCGCGCCGCAATGGTGCTCTCCGAACTGCGCGACCGGGCTGACGCTCGAGCGGGAGAGCTGGCGAAAGCTTATGACCGTGCCCGAATAGCCGGGCTGGCGTGCGAA